TCAAGTCAATAGGCGTGTCGTCTTCATTGGTCATTACAATCAGGAAGTCCTGCTTGTCACCCTGCCACATTGAGAAGTCAACGTTCTCGGGCAGGCGCGTGAGGCCTATGTCGGCCTGGGGTGATTCACCTGGATAAATAAGATCTGCCATTATTCTACACTCAGCACTCCGCGAGTGACCTCCTTGTCGTTTAGGTATAGTGTATAGTACATCGTTGAGAATTCAAAATTCTCTTTGTCTGATACTTTCCAGAGAAGACTTGTTCTTTGCCTGGTGAGACCCGCGCCCTCGGTGAACTCCCGCGCGTACTGCCCGCGCTCTAGCACCAATTTGAATCTTCCGGCGGGCAGACTGATAGGCTTGCCCTGAGCATTCTTGAAATCGAAACTCTCGGAGAAAGGCCGTCCGGATCTTAGCGTAAAATTCACTGTGAGTAGAACTCCCGGATTTCTGCACGGGTAGCATCACGGAATCCCTTGACGTGGGTAACGAGGAACTCCGCATCATCCTCACCGACCAGCGCGTATGGGTGCTGCTGGGTGAACTTGTGTCCTCTGATTTCATATGAATGGTTCTTTCTGGTCATCCTGACCAGAACCATGTCTTCTTCGTTCTCGGGCTCGGGGGCCTTGTTCAACGGGGCATCGTCAAGAAGGGCCAATTCAACCGGCTCGTCGGGATCGACAACCTTCAGCCCTTCATACATTTCGGCGGTGATACCATCCTTTTCAAGCTCCTTGATGATCGTTTCCTTCTTCATCCGGGCGTTGACCTGATCGGAACCGAACTGGTCGGCCATGGCCAGCAGTTCGTCCTTGTTATACTTTTCTAAATCTGACATTATCATTCCTCTCGTAGAATCTTAGTCTACTAGCATTTTCGTCTTAATGCAAGCCACGCTTACGCTTGACCTCTCCGACACACTCGGCGTCGGTCCAGCCTCGGCCCATTCTTGTCTTTATGGTATAGGACGAGACATCAACACGAGGGTCATCAAGCCACTCCCGCCATGTTTTAGTTTCTCCGTAAGCCGTAAGGGTTCTTGTAGCCCTATCTACTACAGGTGCGGTCATCGCCCTTTCGGCATCCCACCCCCAACGTAGACGATTGGCTATCAGCGGCCTGTCATACAAGCAACGTGAATCTTCTAGCCAATCAGATAAGGTTTTGGTCTCTCCGAAAGCAGTGAGAAATCTAGTGTTGCTACGATTATTACAATTTTCTTTTTGAGTGACCCATCGACAATTATCTGGGCTGTAGGGTCCGTCGTTGTCAATCCTATCCAGTTGCTTTCCTGACTCAGAACCATTCTGAAGGCACCACAAAACAAATTTTTCAGGACAGTCCAGCCATTCCGAGCAGATATAGACTCCACGACCACCATATCGATCATAGGACTTATTCTTAGGATTATTGCATCGATCCTTCATAAAGTGCAAGACCGGTCCCAGCCTTTGTATTTCCTTGATGTGCTCTATCTTAATTTCAAACATTTTTCTCCCTAAAGTAGAATACGAGTACACAAATTAATGTGTACTCGTATTCTATCACACTCTGATTATTAGGTCAAAGTTAGTGTGGTCATTACTCTCCCACTGCGATGTTCTTTACAATCACAGCAGCCTTCGTATTTTCCACTCCAACGCCGACCCTACAGAACATGGTGTACTCAATCGTGTCCTTCTTGACGGCGTATTCACGCACGACCTTGATTTCACGCTTGACACCCCAGATTAGATTCTGTGGGAAGGTCAGCCAAAGCTCACCGTGGTCACCCGTTGCTCCCGAGTAGTCTCCGTTAAGAGTCTCATCGAACAATGGAACTTCCTGGTAAGGAACACCGAAGATGGTACCAGCGGTAAATCCTGCTCGTCCCTCGGGAACGACCCGGCCGGTTGTGTCTGCGTAAGTTGGTGCATTTACGTCAGTTGTCAAACCGTACAGGTAGTCCTGGATCAAGTTCGATCCTACGAAGAACTTAAGCTGGTTACGACGCTGCATGTACTCTCTTGGCATAGCCTTAAGGGCCTTGTTGGCAGCGGCGCGGTCAAACGGCTCTCCTCCATGATCGACAACGTGGGCAGCACCATCGGTGGTACCCTCTGTCAAAAGCTTACGCCATCCATCAAAGATCTTCAGAGTTGGGTCAGTTGAGTCTTCGTCTCCGTTGATAGCAAGATCCTCTAGGTCGACACCGGCCTGAGTTGCCATCAAACGAGCGATGTGATCCTCCAACGCCTCTCCTTCGAGGTTGTCCTCCAAGGTTTCGGTTGAAAGTTCCCAGTCTAGACGGATCTTCCTGGTCGTAATAGAGATCTTTGAGAAGTAGACACCCTGGTTCTCACCAGTGTCCACGGCCTCAACAGCGTTACGGATAAGGCGCTTACCTACACCGATGCGCTCAATCTCCTGAACCGTGGAACGCATGCGGATGGTGCGAACCTGTCCACCCAATACAGTGGAATCCCACATGTAGTCAATGAACTTGTTGGCCTGATCCGGTGCAAGCAGACCACCTCCCGGTGGACTACCAATCTCGGTAGAGACGATTACCTTCTGTAGTAACTCGTTGCTCATAGTTTTTTCACCTCCCAGTGAATAAGTATTGTACTGCTCTATGATGCGGTGCAGATTAGCCTAAGCTGTCTGCTGAGAAGAATGACCCGCGCCAAATTGTATCATTGCTCTTCTGTAGAGAAGAATCTTCCTCAGACCCGCCAAGGTCTGCGGACTTCTTGAACGCACCTGACTTTTCGATTCCCTCGAAGCGCTTCTCCACGCTGTCGAGCTTCTCTACAAGTGCGCTAAACTTAGTGCTTAGATCGTTGTGCTTATCGGCCAACTCTCCAAGCTGCTTTTCGAACTGATTGGTAACTTCCGCCACCTTTTCCACGCTCTTGTCGAAAGCGTCGTCAATCTTGGTGTGGAGGTCTTCGAACATCTTGGTCATAGGGTTCTCCTTGACCTCGCCATCCTCGGGGCTTGGCAATGCCTTAGCCTCCTCAACCTTTTCGGCACCGGTCCCGGTAACAGAAACGTCATCCTCTTCAACTACGGTGGCGGTGTCAGATTCCTCAGTTTCTGGCTCCGGAGCGACTACCTCCGGGTCTCCCTTCGGAGTAACTTCCTCGGCAGTTTCGACGTGTGTAGCCTTGTCCTCGGCAACATCCTTGACGTTGTCTACGCCACCTACATTACCGTCCTTTTCCTTTGCCATGTTTTCACCTCCCTCAGATGAATCAGCTTCAAAGTTCTTTATGACGGAACTGACCTTTTCTGCTCGGTCGGACCCGTCACTTTCAAACCATCCAATATTCTTCATCGGTGCTCCGCAACCGGGCTCGATGCAAGTCTTTTCGTCTTCTACACCTACTAGAGCGACGGGCTCATGATCATTCTTGCAGTAGAAGACATTTTCTACGGAAATGGTGGCCAGCGATCCTTCCGCCGTAACTTCACCATCCGCAGACTTCTGAATGCTCAGAATGTTGGAGTGCTGATTGGCGGGGTTGTCAACCAGCGACAGTTCATGCATTCTGTATCCAGTTATCTTACGAACATTTCTGTTCGCGTCCTTGGAGAATTCCGTCTCCGCTACAACCTCGTCACCGCCAATGCTGAACCCGGTCAGCGTTCCGTCGAGCACCATTTCCCAAACATTCTCGGCTCCCTTTGACACATAGGCGTCAACGTAAATTCCGTTGTAAACCTTTTCTGTCTTGGGTTCGAAATACTGTTCTTCCCGGAAGTTAAGAACCTTACCCGCCGGAATGGGCTGGTGCATCAGACGAACGTTACCCAAAAATTCTGAGAAAGCCTTCTTTGAGGCTTCCTTCGTGACAACATCGCCATGCTTGTCAACGTTATCGAGCGTGGCGAAACCAGAAACGATTCTTCGTTCCTTGTCAACCTTCTGCAAAGGCATAGTGATACGGATTGAGTCTCCGTTTACACTAAGATTGGCCTTCTCGATCTTCATGGTTTTACAATAACATTCTTTTCATTATTACGCAAAATTTTCTTAACGGAGGGTAATGGATATCGACAACCCGGCAGGTTACGAGTCTTTGCAGGTCTCACAATTCTCCTTATGCCACTGCTTCAGCCTCTCCATAGCCCCTGGGCCGCAAAATAAGATAGGGCAATCAAGTAGAAGGTGCCGCTCATCTTCACTTACTGCCTTGGTGGCAGAATCAAAAATTCTCTGCCCCACTTTACTAAGCTTGCGCGCGTCCGTCACCCTGGGCGTTCCTTCCCTCTCCATTGCTGTCAGTTGCATTGGCCGATCTGTCCTGATCCCTGGTGCGACTCTGCATGGTCTGTGCCTGCTGCTCGGCCTGCTGCTGAGCCAGGCTCTCGGCCTGTTCTCCCTGCGCTTCAAGGAATGTCTTGTCTCCATTAGGCAGGTTGTCCATACCCATACGACGACGAGGCTCGTTGGGAACGAGAACCCCGAAGCGGAGATAGCGCTCATCGATCTTGCTCTGCGTGTCCTCGTCGGTGAGGCTCAACTCATTGAGCTTAAGATTGAAGATGTCCGTCTTGGAACTGATGATCTTGGAAAGCTTCTTTTCCAGGATCTTCTGCTGTGGTCGGCAGACCTGTTCCTTGAATGTCTTGTCGGCATCCCTTGATGCGGCCAATGAGACACCCTCCGACAGGGATACCTTGTTGATGGGTACTCTGTGCGCCATGAGGATGTCAGAGAGGTTGCCTCGTCTGTAATTGACGAATGAACTGTCCTGCGTCCCGGCCTCGACCGGCTTCATCTCGAAACTTGTCTTCCGCTCCGTGTCGTCAGCGGGAAGGGGAACATACAGCGTTCTGTGATTCTTGCCCTTCAGGCCGGTCTCGAAGAATTCAAGAATATTCTGCGCTCCGGTCGTTGACAGGCTTGCGCCCTTTAGCACGATGACGTAGCGCGGGACGGCCTTGTTCTCAAAGTAGTCCAGATTGAAGCGGGCAGCAAATTCGTTTCCTACGATTGCCTGCTGCGCCGCAACAATGTCGGGAACTCCATAGAACTGTCCGGTCGGACTGTACTTCTTCAGATGAATGATTTCGTTGGGCATCGGGTCATTGCCGATGGGGTCGCCCTGCTCTAGATCACCGAAATTGCGGAAGAACTTGACCCGGTTGGCCACCATCTGAACGTAGCCGTCACGATCCTTGCGAATACGCATGGTTGATAGAGGAATGTGACCGATGTAGCCGACCTCGCCCGCAAGCGTGCGACCCACCTCGATATATCCGTTTCCGGTTGTCTCGTAGTCAATCCATACCTTGATCAAGGTCTCCATGAAGGTATCTTCATCATTGCAGTCATCGAGCCAATCATATAGGTCTTCCTTGATGCGTCCCAGCTTCTTTCGTATCTTGTCCTTGGCTTCCTGGGTCTCCGCCTGCTCTATCTTGCGGCGCGTTACGTGGGACTCCACAAAGTCATATCCCAGCCCAGCGATGTTGGCTACCTTGGCGTTGACGGCCGAGAAGTG